ATAAATTATCTACATTACCTATTAATATCGCTCCATACCCTTCACCAGTTACATCTATACTTCCTGCACCAGCTTCTATTGATCTTGCATCATAATATTTTCCTGTGCTGCCTATTCTTTCTAAATTAGCTCTGCTGCCGGTTCTCCATCCTGCATCACTTGACCAATAATCCATTATTTACTCCCTATTTTTTTAAGTTCATTAACAAGTTCATAATATCGAAGCATTGTTAATACATCTTTGTCTTCAACAACATGGTTCTTATTTAATGTATTTAATAAATTTGCAACTTCTTTTAATTTAATACGAACTACTTTGCTAGGTACTTTTGTTTGAAATGATGAAATAATTTTTTGAAGTTTAGATGTTTCAGTTATTACATATTTTTTAAGATTAACAGAATTAGTTACGTTATTAATATATTCACGTAATATACGTTTTTGTTCAGCACTTAATTTAGAATACTTTTCATTAAATTTATCTACAAGTATTTTAGATGCTAAAATTCGAACATCTTTATGTTCTGATGTCAATTTTGGTTCATCTAGCTTTCTAGCTGGCTCTTCTTGAATATAATCTGAAACTGTAAATTTACTTGATACATATTCTTTCGGATCATCTGCTTCAGAGTGTTCAAATAATTTATAAGTAGAAGCATGTAATTTGTAATTATTAACACGAGATTTAAAAAACTCGTCTACATTATAATTTGATTTAAGATCTTTAATAAGATTATATTTATCTCGTCTTAATTGAGATTCATTAATTGTTTTTCGTGACCTAACAACTGCATCTATAAATTTTTCTGCTTTTGATTCAGTGTTAAATTTTGTTTCAGAAACAGTTCTGTATAATTTTAATTCTTTTGATAATTCTGACTTAGGTCTGAAATGTCTTTTGATAACACGGAGCGCCTTTGACGGCGTATTGTTCATCGTATCGGATGCTACTTGTCTTACAAGTAATTCAAATATAAGTCCTGTGTTTTTAACTTTTGAATGTTTTATTCTTCTCATGAAATCGCGCCTTGTATATTCATACTTTTTTATAAATATGCTGTTGTTTTAGAAATCAATATCTAATTATTCTCCAATCAGTTGAGACTCATCCAACATTGTTCCATTGTCATTATTTTTTTGTTCAGTTGACATAGATTCTTGTATTATTTTGGATGATTTTTTTATTGATTTAAGAGAATTTATTAATGAACTTATCTCTTTACTTTCTGTACTTAATGGACTTCCACCTTTATATTTGTGCTGTAGTGGAGATTTATCAGAAGAAAATGATTTTCCTATCTGTTTTATTGCCAATGGATCTCTACCATGTGGTGAATCATGTGTACCCCAAGTGCCTGGCTCTTCTGGTCTGCCCGTTCCTGGTGCATGTTCTTGTTCCATTCCGGGTAATAATCCATTTCCTGCTGTATGCATGGACGCTATATCATGTGGTGTTCCAAATGATTGGTTTGTCTTTTTCGGGTCATTACCTTCTGATTTAATTTGTTCGTGTCTGAATTGTTGTTTTAGGTCTTCTATTACTTGTAGTTGTTCTGTAGTCCACTCATCATGACTCATTCCAAATATATTTTCAAAAATCCATTTTTGAGAAAACATATTACTTTCTTTCATTGTATTTGCAAGGCCGATTTTTTCGTTAAGTATTTCTACTTTTTGTTTTTCATATACAATAGATGGATTAGTTAATGATAATTCAAAATTAACAAGATCAGCATCTGTATAACCTTGAGAATACAAATGTACAATTGCAATCTTAGTTAATTCTGAAACAAATATTTTTTGTATTCTTTCAATTGTTCTTGCAAATCTAACATCTTCTGCTGCTAATGTTGCTTTTCCTTCAACACCTTCATCATATCCTAAAAATGCTTTTGGTATCTTTAATGCTGAAAATAATTTATTTTTTAGATAATCTATATCTTCTATCTGACCATCATTAGCAAGTCCTGGTAAAGCTTCAATTGATGTTCCGGTATCTCCACCACGTACTGGCATGAAATAATCTTCGATCATATTTTGCATGTTAAACTTAAGATTATAATCTCCTGTCTTCTCATCAATATATGGGACCTTTTTCATTTTATTAACGATTGTCTGAATATGATTATCAACTTCGGCTGGTGGTATATTACCTACATCAATTTTGAAAATTCTTCTTTCTGGTGCTCTCATAATACGATGTATTAACATCGCATCTTCCATTAACATTAATTGTTTGAATATTTTTCTTGCACCTTCTACCATCGATTTACCATATGGTAAAAAGTTTGTATCTGATAATAATCTAAAGTGAGCTATTTCAAAAGGTTGGAATTCTGAACTTGGTCCGGCCATTGGAGCTGTAAAATGACTTCCTCCTCCATGTGTTTGTTCTAGAACAAATTTGTATGCATATGGATTCTTTTCATCAAATCCTTCATCACGTCTAATTTCATATGCCGACATTGGTACAACATTAACGATTCCTATTTCTTCTTCAATATCTAACCATAAATAAAAATCACCATACTTACATGCATTCCTAATCCATGGCCATAAATTATAATCAATATTTAACACATCATAAAATAAATTTCTTAATATTTTTCTTACCTCATCATTTGAACTAGTAATTGTTAGTGTATCTCCATCTGCATCTTTAACGGTTGATTCGTCTGCATATATATCTAAAGCTGATGATATGATTGGGTCCATATCCATTGCTTCATAGTCTGTAAATAACTCTATTTTTGATGTATGAAAGGTTTGATTTTGATTATAACTTCCATATCCTGGCATTCCTCTATGAATGCCTGAAAATCTATCAACATATCGTTTATTAGATAAATTACCTGTTGATTGTAATTTATTTGTGTCTACCGCCTTTAATCGGTTTTTCGAAATTCTTCTTACAACTACATTAGTTGCAAAAAGTCTTCCTAATCGTGCTCTTAATGATGTATTTGCCATAATTTACCTATTATATAATAAATATCAGATTAGCCAAGTTAAATCATCGTTTTCGGCATCTCCTGATTTCCATTGCCATTCTTTTGGTAATTGTTCTGTACTTGTATATACTCCTTGAGATTTTCCGAAATGTCCTAATGATTTTCTTGATAAATCTATTCCTTGTTGATGTAATCTTAATGCTGTGTCACGTACCCATAATGCAATTCCAAAAGCCATTACTAGATCGTCGTTATACCCTCTTTGAGCTTCTGCTTTATGTCCATTCCATATAAAGACATATAATTCATCTATCAATCGTTTTGACTTTACAATTGGGGTTTTTTCTCTGAAATATGTTTCTATTTTAGATATCACTAATGGACGAGTTTTAGATGTGGTTGAAAATCCAGGAACTTTTTGTGATTTGTTTTTTAAATCATACCCTTTGCTCAAATGCACATCTTCATCTACATACGCATCTTGTTTATATGAATAATATAAGTTTTCATAATTTTTATCTATAGCAACTTGAATTGCTGCCCAACCTATATTTGCATTCTCTATTACCAATAGTGCATTATTCCATTCTGTAGCTACGGATACTAACATATTGCCATATTCTGTTGTACTTATTTTACCTTTATATTCTGCAACTTGTGTCATACTTTCAATTTCAATAACATGAAATGCAGAATAATCTCCTCCATCGCCTCGTGCAACATCAGCCACGACCGCATATGCTTTTGAATAATTAGGATAATCCCATAACCAATAATTTGAATCAAATCCTCGTTTTTCTTTAGGTTCTTCGACATATGTTTGTTCATACCACTGAATGATAGGTCCATCTACAATTGTATGACCTGAAGTTATGAAATCACAATCACATTCTTGTGCTGCCATTTTCTCGCCTAACAATTCTGTTTGTAATTGTCTCCAAGATTCATCTCGTTCTGGATGCATTGTCCAATGTAATTTAATTGGTAAAAATTGTCCGCCTGCTTCTGCATCACACCATGTTTTATGAAATAAATTACCTGTGCCGTTTGGTGTTGATAACATAATTGCGCCACCACCAGTAGCTAATGTTTGTTGTGCTGCAGTCCATATTTCATCTATTCTATCAATAAATGCTGCTTCATCTAATACTAATAATGATAAGGCCTCTGATCTACCTGCATCTGCTTTTGATGATATTGCTTTAATTTGTGACCCATTTTTAAATCTTAAACTCAATTTATTATCTTCCAACGTCCTTCCACTTAACCATTTAGGTAAATTATCATGCATTACTCTTACCTTAGTCACAAGGTTTTTTGCTACATCTTGTTTTGTAGCAATTACTAAAACATTAAAATCTGATTGGAATATCATTTTCCATAGTGCATACCCGGCAGTTAAAGTTGAAATACCTAACTGTCTAGATTTTAATATTACAGTATATCTATTGTTTTTTATTTGATTAAGTGAATCTTCTTGAAATGGATATAAATTAAAATATATTTTACCTTTAGTAGGATGTTGAATTATACAGTATTTACGCATAAAATGTACCGGGTCTTGTGAACATTTTTTATATTCATCACGTATAATTTCTTTTAATGATTTTTGCACGGCCATGATTTATAGTATAATATAATGAATTATCTTCAGAAAAACAAATAATTGTAAAACTATTTTTTAATTTTTTCGAAGCTTCTACCGCCAAAATATGCACCAATAACCGTAATAAGAACTAATTGTAATAAATCAGTCCATTTTTCTTCGACTGTAAATGAAATTGTTCCTGCGTCTATAAATATCATTAGAACTGTACATACGACTAAAAATATAAGAACTAAAGGCCTAACATTTTTTGACAGCCATGAATCAGACTTCATATCAGCTGACCATCTGTCAGTTATATTTTGTTCCATTTTAGCTTGGTGATCTGATATCAATTGTTGTATTTTTTGTTCTGCGGCTAGTTTTTCTTCTTTAGATGTATGTAAATTATCTATAACTCCACCAACACCTTTTACTAACTCTGCTGCTCCACCCGAAAATAGGTTTGTTAATATACTCATAACTATTCTTCTTTTATTTTAATCTTTTTTTGTATTTCTGATAATATAATTGTTCTTATCTGTTTGCGTAATGTTTGTTCATCTAGTTCCAATTCAGCATCTGCATGTAGTCCGCTTATTTTTGCATCTAACTCTTTTGCAAGTTTTTTCTTTTTATCTTGTAATTTATATGCAATTTTAGCGTACTTCTTTTTTTCTGCATCATCTTTAGCTTTTTTAAACTTTTCGATGTTCTTTTTCATTGCATCAATTGTTTTAACTAAATTACGTTTTATTATATCTACATTTGCCATTTACTTAAATTGGTTTCTAACACCATCTTTTAATTTTTTATAATCTTTCTCTACTTTCTCTAAAAACTCGGACATATCAGCTTCGCCATATTCTCCTTGTGCATTTTGCCATGTCTTTACAACTTGATTTTTTACAATTTCTACTTCTCTATCAGCATCTTTAAACCAGCCTTCTGCATTTGATTTCATTATTTTATTTTGATATGCTTTCCAAACTTCTGGTCCTTCTTGTTTTAATTTTCGTTCTTCTTGTAACACACAACTAAAACATTTTTTACGTGTGAAATAAAACTTAAAGTTTAATCGTTGTTCATCATTACGCATTTCTGTGCCACATTTGGGACATTCATTTGGTACTTCTAATGCTTTTTGAATTGATTTTAATATACTATTTTCTGGTTCACGTGATCGAAATCCATCATGTTGTGTAACACGTGTTCCAAAGCCGGCTGCATCACGTTCTATCCAAATTTTAGCTTTGCCGTCTTTATCTCTTTCTACTACTTCATGGTCTTCAGGCTGTCCTTTTACTTTTAATTTACCTGTATATATTTGTGTCTTCTTTTGTGACTTATGTTCTCCAGCTAGTAATTGTTTTACTGCTTTAATATTCTGTAACTTTTTTCCCATATTAATTTATTTGTCTAATTTTTTTAATTAAAAGAGTTATATTTCCTTTCAAATCTAAATTCTTCACTAAGTCTGCTACAAATTCTGCTTGTTGAGAGGCTGGCTTTGTTTTCAGTGCAGCTTTCATCATTTTCATTGCTTGT